CAAGGGGATTACTGGGCCGTATGGCACTGGGACAATCCAGAGGCAATCTGAGAAGCTCCTAGAGGAATGTGACGAGACAAGAGTGGGACTTAAGAAGCTCCAGAACGCAAAAACAACCGTTGAGACGTGGGCCGCACTCGATGAAATCCAAGACGGATTGGGCGATATGATGGTGGTCATGATTTTAATTTGCGAAATGACTGGATTAAATTTCGGGAAGTGCTTGAATTCGGCTCTCGGGGTCATTGAGGCTCGCACTGGGCGCATGATCGACGGACAATTCGTAAAAGACAAATAACCAAAATGGAAAAGAAACTACGGGGCAGACCCCTCAAACGAGACGAAGACAAACTAATCGGCCGCAGGATCAGCATGGTACAGGATGCGTGGAATACAATTGATATGCTGTGTCGCATTAATAAAATGACTGTTGAAGGATTGCTATACCTGACCTGCGCTGCGCTAGCGATCGATGCTCAAAACCAAACCGAAGACCAAGAACCATGAGAATCAGAACATACAAGCCAGAGTTTTTTACTCACCCGCTTCTAGCCGATCTAGACAGAAACTCGCAATTACCTGTGCGGATTTCGCTCATGGGTCTTTGGTCATGCAGTGATCGTGAAGGACGCTTTAAGTGGGACGCTCGCAGATTGGGTGCTCAGATTCTGCCGTACGAGCATATCGACTTTGAGATCATCCTGAACATTCTGGCAGAAAACGAGCTCATCGTGAAGTACGAGGTGGACGGGAAAGTGTACGGATTTGTCCCATCGTTTAGCCGCCATCAGGTGATCAACAACCGTGAACAAGAAAGTTCTCTGCCTCCATTCCAGCAACCTGACTTATTTTCTACCGAGTTGACGCGTGATAACACGGGTGAAAGTACGCGTGAAAGCACGAGAGAAAGCACACGTGCCGACGCGTGCTCAGGGGAAGGGAAGGAAGGGAAGGGAAGGAAGGAAGGAAGAGTGGAAGAAATTGAGATTGATTTGCCATTTGAATCTAGAGGCTTCAGAGAGGCTTGGAATGACTGGGTCGTCTATCGCAAGGAAAAGAAAAAGAAGCTGACACCATCCACGATCAAGATGCAGTTGAAGAAGCTGGCAAGTGTTGGAGAGATCAGAGCCATCAGGATGATTGCCTATTCCATCGAGAAGGGTTGGGAAGGACTCTTTGAAGAGAATGTCTCAAACGTCACGGCCATTAATGTTCCATCCAGCCAGATTATTCGCAAACCTCAAACCTCAAATAATTACTCGCTATGAACCACCACTTGCAAGCCATGCCTAGCAACGAAGGCGTTGAAAAGACCGTCCTATCGATCTTGATGACTAACGATAACCTGTACAGGCAGGCACTCGCTGAGGGTATCGACCTTGAATGTTTTTGGCATCCGACCAACCAGATCATTTTTGAGACGATCAAGGATTTCAAGCGAGACGCAAACGGAGAGATCGACCTTCTGACATTTGTTCCGCATCTGAATGAACTTGGATTACTGGATCGTGCAGGTGGCCCATCAGCCATTACGGATGTTTTAACGCATTCAATGTCCACGGCAGGGTGGACCGGCTGGCTGGAGACTCTGAAGGAGATGAAGGGGCGCAGGATGTACGTCATTGGCTCTAGGAGCCTCTCTGAGGCATCCGACAGTGCTGAGGCCATGGAGACTGCCAAAGGCATCATCGAAGCCATCACAGGGGCTGTGGGGAGCAAAAGCAGGTCGCTCAATGCAAAGCAGGCAATCGGAAACTTTGTCGAGACGTTCCAAGATCATCATAAGCGAGGTTTGTTAGTCGGAGAATCGACAGGCTTCACAGAACTTGATGAGATCTGCGGAGGTATTCGCGGTGGCGAACTATGGGTGGTTGGCGCAAAACCCAGCCGAGGCAAGTCGGTGCTGATTATCCAGATGGCCTGCAACCTGTTGCTGGACGGAAAAGTGGTGGCCTTGTTCTCTCTGGAAATGACCACACATGAGATCGTGAGCCGCATCATCTGTTACATAGCCAGAGTGGACTACGGAGTCATCACCCAGCCAAGGAAGGCATTGAAGCGAGATCTGGACAAGATCAAATCTGCCTGTGAATTGCTGGCAACGCTCAAGCTGTACATCGATGCCTCTGCCAACCAAACTATGGCTACCATCGAAGCCGAATCCCAGAGAATCAGGGATATTAACGAGGGTCAGCTCGACTATATCGGAATCGATTATATGCAGATTGTCGATCCACCTGCCAAATCGAAGAAGTCAAGAGAGGAGGAGGTCGCAAACACGTCTGGCAGATGCAAGCAACTTGCAAAGCGTCACAATTGCCCAGTCGTCACGGCTACTCAGTTGAACGAGCAAAATCAAACCAGAGAATCGAGAGCGATTGAGCAAGATGCTGATGCCCTGCTTTACATCTGCGATGATGGCTTGAAGATCGGGAAGATGAGAAATGGGCGGCGTGATACCGTGCTTCCATTGCTCCTCAACGGGTCGATGCAAAGATTTCAATAATTTTTATTGACGATCTCAACTATAAGCGCAGAACTGAATCACATGGAGCAAGACACAGAGAACAAACCGTCCGAGCTTTCTAAGCTGCGGGGAACCGATCACGAGGGATTCAGACGAATGATTCAACGAGCAGTAAAGCGGATGGAGTGGAGGATGAAATACCGCCCAAGCACCTCGCTTTTCGCTGGGAAAACAGAGCAGTAGTTTCAACTTTTCAGGGTAGGAATTGGGCCTCAGTGGAGCAATCTGCTGGGGCTTTTTCGTGTCCGGATCAAATTATTTTTACTCTGCAAGCCTTGTAGAATAAGGGATTGATGGAAATAATTATTTTTCATGTAAAATAATGTGGACACTGGCAAGGTGATGCCGTAAGTTCCTCTCAGTTGCACGACGCAACGCAGAAACTAATCATTATCATGGACGCAACACTTATATTCAAAACCCGCGAAGAGGCAGAATCTTTCGCCAAAGAGTGGTCAAGACACACCTTGAAAGGTCACACAGTCAGCAGCACCAAGTCAGACGGCAAGGTCACTGTCGATCTGTACGAAGTAACGGAACACGGAAAGACATTTGTCGATCAATATGTCGCACTTAAAAACATTTTTAACTAGTACCATGGACGCAACCACGCAAGTCACCACGCAAGTTACCATGCAAGTCGGGACGATTACAAATCAAGGCAGATACCTCGGCATGCAGGGCAGGCTTGCACGATTCGAGAGGAACATTGGAGAACGCACAACTACTATCCTGTGCTCACCAACACTAGCTCATGTCATCTCACAAGAAGACGAGGACGCTAGGTTAAAGCTTGAAGAAGACTGGATTGGCCAAGGGCCATGGTATCAAGCTGTACTGCGTGGTGATGAAGCACGATCCGCGCTCTCATCGTTCAAACAATCATTTGCAATCTAACTCTCCCACAACAATACAATATGAAAACAAAGCAAGCAGCAATCAGCCTAGCAAAAAACCGCGTATCAGGAATGTACCCAGTCGGCAACGATTGGAAGTACACGAGGTGGTGCAGTGAGTTTGCAGCATGGAGTGAGTCTACGGCGATGGATTATTTCAAGTCTCGGATGCACATGGCTCAGGAGCGTATCAACATCGCAAGGAAAGAGCTTGGCATGACTGAGCGCACATACTACGGAGGAAGCTGGGAGACATACGTTTAAGAGATTGAAACAACCAACCAACAACACACAACATGACTACCACACTAGAAATCGAGATCGGATACCAATGTACCCCAATGTTCTTTGAGCGCACAGGGATCATCCCAATGCTGTACATTAACGGAGAGGATAACGAGGATGACAACGATGAGCTACTGGTAACATGGGACGACTTGTTCGACTGTGCAAAGCAATCATCCGAGGCAGTATGTGAGACAGCGACCATCATCAGAAATCTCAGGGCATTGGCAGACAGGATTGAGGAGTGGGATAAACAACAAAACACTAGTTTAAGATAGTAACCTTAGCAAGTTAGTAATGATTAGACCTCAGGAGGGAAACCTTCTGGGGTTCTTTATTTAAACGGACGGTTCTAAACGGGCGGTTTCAAACGGACGGGTCCACACGGGAAGTGGTAGGATGGCTAGAAATTGGCTTAAAGGCCGGAATTTTAGACAAAAAGAAACCCCACAGGCTAACCCATGGGGAAACTTTTGTTTTTGCTTACTTGCTGGCAGCGCCTAGCATGGCCAAGAAAAAGCCGATGGAAAGAGATACGAATTCTAAGGCCTTAGGCATGGCGATTGAAGAAATCACAAGAACTAGCCCAAGCAATAGCAGGATAACCCAAAGTTTTCGCCTCATGCGTGCATCAATCCCTCAGGTTGGAGCACAAATCCTGTGGAATCGATCTTGCCTTTTCCCTTAGCTTTCAGGCCGACAACTACGCCCCGCTTGTCCAAGAATCGAAGGTCGTCGGAATCGCCATCTATCACTTGGAACCCTTGCCATGTCAGCGGAAGCTTATCGGCGAAAACAATCGCCACGTTTACCTTGGATTGCAAGAGGGCTGTCAATTCCATGACGTTGGAAACCTCGCTGCGGGAATAGGTTAGGTGATAGTTGCTTGGAAGCAAGCCCGCCGCGAAATTACAGGCTCCTTCCTCGCTTTTCGTGTAGTCATAGAACTGAACGCCCTGAAAGGAATCGAAAATATTCGACCCGCGAAACTTGATTTTTTCCCATGGCAGATCTGAGGTTAGGTTAAGGCGAAAACAAGGCGTCATGTTTTTTCTGGTCGCGGATCGGATAGCCGCTTCTACCTCATCCCAAAGCATTTCGAGGAAACAAGCCTTGTCCGTGAAAAAAAGCTTCGTTTTGGCTATCCTTGCAAGTTGAACCGATGACATGGCACCACGTCCAGCAGTGTTCAAACAAGCTTCAGCGCATCCTTTGCTTGCATCCTTGCAAACGTTAAAGCCTGAGAGGTTGCTTGGTGCTAGGTGGATTCCATAGGTGATATATCCGCGCTTTTCGCCTTTTCGTGTTTTTGCGTTACCGCTATTTAATAGTTTCATTTTATTTCGTGTATTGGTTTTAGTCTCATCAGGCCGGACAATATCCGACGACGCCCGAAGGCGTTTCGACTTTTTAGCGGGTATGGAACGCCCTAAGCACCCTAAATAATACCCGCGCTAGCGATTCGACCGCCCGATTGTGTGACGCGGTATCAATGCCGTCATGCCAGATTTCTACCTTGTAAGCCGTCACTGCGTAAAAAACGTTCTTGCCCGTTTTGGCTTTTAGGCGTTTTGACCACGCTTTAACTTTTCGGCAAGTTTCCGCGTAAGGGACAGGCTCGTTTGCGTTGTAAGTGTAATCTGGTTTTGTTTCCATTGGTTTACTTGGTTCTGTTTTTAAGTTCCAGCTTGACGGCCTTTGCCGTTTCCCCGCGCCATGACGAGGCATTACTGAGGAAATACAAAACGACGGTTTTTCCGCTATCATAGCCAAGGCAACTCTTGACGTTGTGAAGTGATTGCATCGCATCAAGATAAGGCTTGGCTCCAAAGTTGACCTTTTGCCAGTCTTGGCGAACAATGGCGGCGATTTCTGCGATTGATTTAGTTTCTAGGTTCATGAGGATGGTGATGATGGGTCAGAAGCTGGAAACAATGATCCCGTCGCTAAACTCCAAAAGTGTTCCACGGTCTCTGATGTATTCGCGAATTGCCTCGTCGATTTCATCGGAGCTTTCTTCAATTTTCCCGTCATCGCCAACCGTCAAACCTAGTTCATCCACGCCGTCAAAACTTGAGCGCCATTGATCGTTTGCCCATTCTTCAAGGCTTGAATATTGCGAATAATCGCAGCGAAGGCTAACAGGGCAGAATTCGATAACCTCGCCGCAATCCTCTTCCAGCTCCTCGAGGTAATCAACAAGGGCGAATGCTCCGGCACGTGACCAGTTGGCATGTTCGTCTTGCATGAGTAAGTGCGCAGCGTGGTTTGTATTTAAGTTAAGTTTCATAATGTTTTCGGTTTGGTTTCTATGTTTTGGTTTGTGGATTCAATGTAGAAGATTTTTCAGCAGAATCAGGATTGCAATGTAAGATGCGCCAAGAAATGCGCACAAAGGGATTGCCAGCCATGCCGGAGGATTAACGAGGATTTCAGGGAGTTTCATTTTCGTTTTGTTGGTTTGGATTGTCCCGCAATCGCGGAGACGTGAGGACTAAAGCATGGGGAAAAGACTAATGCAAGGATTATTTTGTAAAATAAATAAAAAACTTTTCAGGTGTTCACATGAGCACGTGAGAGGCTTGGGGTATTTTATGGAACAATGACACCGGGAAAGGATTGCGAGAGGTCCTTGGGCTATCCTCGGGACAATGAGAGGTATCTGATTGGGTCAGGAGTTCAAGCGGAGATGTTGGCCATGTTTCACGGGAAAAGGCAGGAGAGACAGGAGAGAGAGGAGAGCTAGGAATCGGTCCACCTTCGCCAAGAGAAAATCGCACCGCGCCCGGCCCTGCTTTGATTGCCACCCATCCTGCGATTCCCATCTTGTCCATGTCGATTCTTGTCCTGACATGATGATTTATTGCACCTTCCCAATGTTCCTCAGCTTGTCGTTTGCAAGTTGCTAAGAATCAACGGTGCATTGTGGAACGTAACCACGTATTAGCTATATTGTAACAAGTTGCGCCATACTTAAAGGGTAGGGGGGAGGGGGTTAGCTTTTTTTTCGGCTGGATTTATAGTATTGATTCACCACCCCTTTAAAAATTATTACAATCGGCCATTCTAGCCACCCTGTCCCATTCCCAACCACACACACCCAATACCAGTTCAAGCGTCCCCACGTCGATCCTGAGAGCATTTAGAGGCATCCTGCGCAAGTCCCCTTGACACGTTGTAAATTATCTTGCAGTGAATGTCCCTATGCGTGGAGATTCATATCAACTACAGGGTCAGATGGGTGCTGTCACCTTGACTGCGTCAGGTACTGCTCAAACTATTACGGGTAATTTTCGATGGGTGCTTGTTGCGGCTGATACCGTGATCACGAGCATGACTGGGAATGTTCTTGGTGTTGCTGGTGCTAATCCGAATACTTCTCTTGCGGGCATCACGTTGCCTGCTGGGTTTGGTTTGGGTGGTATCCTTACGAGCATCACGATCACTTCTGGCACTATCTTGGCTTACACCCTGTAATGTCTCAATTCCGCTCAGTGGGTGGACTGGACGAGCCGATCAGCGAGGACGTTGACCGTGGGTTCTTTGCCGTCAATCAGAGGCTTCAATTGAATCAACTCCAAGAGGGTGAGGTTCGTGAGTCCTTGAATGGTCGCATGGAGGGCTACTGGAAGCCCCGCAAGGGTGTGGTGGAGAAGACTGCGGCTCTGACCACTGGTCAGACTCCATTGCAGTTGCCATTCTACCTGATCGATACGGCCAAGACTATTTCCAATGTGACGGTTCCTGTCACTGGGACTGTGCGTATTACTGTCACGGCCCACGGGTTTGCTGCTGCAAGCTCTGGGTGGGCTACGATTGCTGGACTGGATGCTTCGTTCAACGGCAGTTACAAGCTGACCTATTTCGATGCCAACACGCTAGACTACACGATCGCTGGGGTGACTACTGCTCCTACGGACAAGACTGGCACACTCTCCCAGATGGTGATTAATGACGTTGCCAATGCTAACGTGAGGGCTTCCTGCCTATTCAGTGATCCCAATACAAACAACAAGGAGTTCATCATCGTTGCAATGGATACCTTGGCTAAGAAGATCGATCTGGCCACCCTTGCAATCACTGACATTCCCTACCCAGCCAATCAGGCTATTGGAGAGGACGGTGAGATGATCCAGTTGTTCGACAAGGTAATGTTGTTCCGCGATGGTCAGCAGGCACTTGAATGGTATCCGAATGGGAGACCAGTGCTATCCGCCTCTCAATTAGGAACCACTGTCACAATGAATGTTCGTGAACATGGATTAATTGCTGGAACTTCAATCACAATCGCTGGACTTACTCATGCTACATTGGTTCCCGCAAACGGAGTCTTTACTGTGTTGGCCGTATCGACACAGGATCAATTTACTTACACGTTTACGACGAGTCAAACAGTTGCTTCATTTGGAGTTGCAAGTGCAACGGCTACGGATGGGTTTACTTTGTCTCCGGGCGGGGCTTACACCCAGCCACAGATATTTACTGTTGCTGGTGGTAATGTGGCAGCGTTAGATGGATTGGTAACTATTGATAAAGCTTCTCTTGGGAACACAACATTAGTAGACGGTGATATAATTGTTATCTATGAATCTACTATTGTTGAATTCGTTCCAATAGTTGGAAAGCAATTTCAAATAATTTCCGCAAGTAATAGAACAATTACTTTTAATGCCCCGATTGGAACTAAAGGCTCATTTACTGGAAACCTTGAATTCG